GTTCTGTTCTCAATGAGGATAAGAAACCTGAACAGGTCGAATTTGATGTGATGGTAGAATCGCTCGATAAAAAATATCTGCTGTTCCTAAGAACGCTCCGAAAGATGATGTTGGGGAATGAGACGAAAAATATCCTGCATATAAAATGAGCGGTGGAGAACGTGTTAATTTTTATGTTGTCGGACGTGTCATGCTTGCTAAAGAAGCATCTTTGATTATCGTTGACGAACCTGAGATGCATTTGCATATATATTAAATATATTAGAGGAAAAGCGTAAAGATTCTACGAGAATAGCTTTATTAACTCGAAATAAAGAACAGCAAATTTCATATTAACTAATTCAAAACCGAAGTCGAGGCGAATTTTGATGAGTTTGTAAAACAAATCAAAATAGGAGAATGGTATAATATACGATTGCAGGAATTAGATGATGTGATTAAAACCAGCAATTATGCAAAAGTGATTATGCTATACAATAATAAAGGTCTTCATTCAATTATTGAAAAGGCATTAGGTATTTCATCTTATAATTTGAAAGCATTGGAATACTTAAAAAATCTCAAAATGCTCGTGATATATTGCATAATGTTTTCCCAAAATAGAATAGAAGCATTAATCAACAACCTGAAAGTTGTGCCATCTCGATTATTTATACTACCTTTGCCTACAGAGTAAGGCAAAGGTATTTTTTGATGTACACAATGGCTGAAGAACAGATAGACACGGTTTTAGGATTGGATGTAGAAGCGGTGGAGAATAAAGGCGAAAAGTGGATGTACCATTCGCAAGCTATAGCTGCAACCATGTCAAACCGAATGGAGGAACTTGGCATGACACAACGAGCGTTGGCTGAGAAAATGAACTGCACCCAGCAATATGTCTCCAAGGTGTTGA